TTTGAGAGCGTTTTCCTTCTCCATCTTAGCGCGGTAGGCACTTTGCCAGAGTTGGTAATCCTCGCTCTCGCGGATTTCTTTGAGGGGTTTTCCCGTGTTCTTGTGCTCCTCAGCGAGGCGCGCTTTCTCACGGACGTCCAACCCATCGAGGGACGTGCTGATGTCGATGTAATCGTCAACAGCTAAAGGTGCTGTACCTTGAGCGCCCAGTTTAGCTTCAAGAGATTTGACTCTTGATTCTGCTTCTTTGGCTCTCGCGGTGAGTTGCTGACGCGCCCTCTTCTCTTTCTCGATTTGCTCGAGTAGAGCAGACGTATCAACTTCTACTTCCTCAGTTACTGCCGGGGCTCCAGTCTCGACTTGTGGTTCGAGTACCACTTCTTCTTCGTTCATAGATGTTATGCTTACTATGTTGCTATACGGGTTTATGCGTAGCCCGTGTCGCTAATGCTAAAAGTATACCACGCTACATGTACTGGTTCGGAGTTCGCTCCTCTTTCTTCCGCTCTTCGAGGAACGAAAATATTTCTTTGAGGAGAGAGATAGCGTGTTTTCTTCCGAGTGTGTCTTCCCAAGACGTGCATTTAGAAATGTCACCAATGTCTGCGTACTTCTCCCCGAGGTACGTCTTAAGTGCCTGTCCATGCATGGAGCGGGACAGCTCTTCGAGGAGTTGTTTCTGTTCTAACTTCATACGGTCTGCATTTGCTGGCCGGGAATTTGTGCGCCCATAGCGGGTGCGGAGACTCCACCACCTGCCCTACCTTCTTGCGGGACGAGTTGGTCGGGAGTTGTCTTTGCGACATCGAGGTAGTCATTCATGTTTATACCTCCGTCTTCTCCCATGGTGTAGAGGAACTTCCTCTTAACCGGGTCAGTCGTCATGGTTGGGTCTGCGGTCATTGCCTGGAGGATTGCGAAGAGGGTAGCCGAGCGGACGCGGGTGTCAATTGATTCTCCGGTGATATCAATGTCAACATCGTACTTGAGGTCCTTGTAGAAATTGAGCGGTACGGTGATGAGTTTCTCCTTCTCTTGTTTGATTGCTTCGGTGATCCCAATCGTGAGCGCTTTCACTTCTTCGCCTGTGAGAATCTTTCCTTCATTGACGGCAAGGCGAACAACCTCTTTGAAGGTGAGTTCGTTCTTCACCATGTCGATGTACTGGTCGAGGTCTTGCCCCACGAGACGGAGGGTGTGTTCGAGGGTCCTCTCCTTTTCAAATTTCGGAATGATAACCTTGTAGAGCATCTCCTTCACATCCATTGCAACGTTCTCTTGGATACCTTCAAAGTATGAAAGCGTTTGAGATACGGCAAGATTGGCTGAACCGAGTGGTGTTCCTGCTGGAAGTCGTTCACCTTGTACGACATCGTATGAGAAGGTGAGTTCATCGCGGTTACGCATCCACTTGTTCTCCTCTTCGTTGAAGAACGCGAGGTTCCTATCAGACATGTCTATCTGCGTGATTTCAGAATCTACGTTTAAGACTTCACCGTTACGAACATCGGAGAGAAGGTTGCGTGAGACTGCGGCGTCACGGGTCTGGAATACGCGAAGGGCTGACCAGTATGATGTCTTTGACTGGAGGTTGGCGAGTTCGTTCTGTCTGACCTGTGGTTCAAACAACGTCTCAACCACTCCGATACCCAACCAACGTCCGGGCATCTTTTCTGCATGGAACTCCCAGTAGGGATGTCCTTCCCACTTCTCGTTTGAAAGCTCAACTCCCTTGTGTTCCATCTCAAGACGCCCGCGCATGTCGTAGATGTCTTCTCCGACATCAGCGATAAAGAGGCGGCGGTGTTCGTGCGAGACGTTACCTTCGTTGTCTACTAACGGAAGTTCACCGTATCGTTCATAAAGGCGTATGTGAGACGCCTTCTTCATATCGTAAAACTGCTTGATGGTCTCCTCTACGAGAGATTTAGACCATCCCATCTGCTTCCCTACATTTCTAAATTGCGGAACCGTTAAGTTGTGTATCTCAGTGATGTAGTTCATGTCATCGAGCGTGTCTGCGCTCTGCTCAACAACAAAGTTTCTGAGGTCTACAAAATACGGGTCGCCATCTACTATCTTCAAAACGACTGAACCAAATATCGGAAGTTCCCTAAAGATTCGGTTGAGGTCCTTTCCAAATTGTTTGTCGCGCATCCAGTACTTTAGGTCGCGCTCCATGAACCACGTCTTCAAGGGATCACCTCCACCCGCGGTGAGGATACGGATGTTCTTCGTATCAAAGTCAATTGCCTTGCTAAATACTTTGCAAGGGTTCTTCACAATGTTTAAGAAAAACTTCCGATCCCCATCCTCGTCAACTTTCCCTGACGTAAACTCGGAGTTGTAGTAGAAGAAAATTGTTCTGAGAGTCTCATACTGATTAAAGGTGAGACCAGGAACAATCTGTACCGGCTTCGATTTGAAGTCCTGTATCTCCTGGTTAACTTTCCGTAGGGTGGATGAATCCATACTTAGATAAATCGGCGGCGTGAAAGTCCTTGGACTCCCTTACGCACGCGTGACATCATCGGACCGCGTGTACCGGCTCCCTTTGCACGAGCTGACATTTCTCGCTTGCGCGGACCTTCTGTCATTTTGTTCTCGGGCTTCGGTGCCTCCTTCGCTGCGGGTGCTGCTGCCGCTGCTGGTTTAACTGCTGCTGCTGCTTTCGCCGCTGCCTTAGCTCTTGATTTTTTGCTCATCGTAGCCAACGTTGTTTATTCTCCGGGAGACTTGGGTCAAACCCGGGGACACTTGTAACTTCTTTCTTCTCTTCTTTAGGTGGAACACTTTTAACAACTTTTTCCACTTTCTTAACAACTTCTTGAACTATCTTTTTCATAGATAAATTATATCACGCGTCAATCCCTTAGACGTACTGCGGACGTCTACGCATGACAGGACGACTCTTCGCTGCTTGAATCTGTACTGCACGCTCAGGTGTAAAGTCCCAGTATGCGAGGAGGGTAGACATGATATCGTCATCATGAAATCCTCTCGCAGCCCCCGCCCCCTGTTGGGTAGCTTCGTTGCTCCACATGAATGACTTCATCTCCTCGATGGTTTTTCTATCGTAGATTTTAATCTTCCTGTCTCGCACGAGTTTTTGGAAGTGGGCGATTAACTGCGCTTTCGTATCCCACGAGGTTCTGAATCCTAACTTTTCCGTCTCGATATCAGTTTTATACTCCAGTTGCCTTCTCCGATAGACCTTTAAGTCTCTAATCTCTCGAATAAGAGCAGTTCCGGCGGAGTTACTTTCAGGAACAATTAAGGGCTTGTGGTATTTGTAGTAAAGGAATTTAACTTTATCCGCTAACGCTTGGACGGGGACCTTTCCGTTAAATTTAGCTACCTTTTTCCCGTCAAACGACACAACTGAGATGGAACTCGGGTCTACAACGCCTTCTGAGGGGTCTACACCCATGCGATACTCCATCCCCGCGATGGGGTTTTCGTAGATTTCACACCCTTCTTCGTTAGAAATGGGCTGTTTAACGTTCTGCTGGAGCTCTTGGATGTGTTCTTTTGCAAACACCGACCCTTTTATGAGAATATCCGTGGTCCACTCACCTAAAACAAACCTTCTCACGTAGTCATCTCCCATTCCTAACTGTTTTCTGATGTAATCCCAAGGAAGGTGGGGGTTGTAAAGCATCGAAGATTCATACAGAGCAGAGGTTGTCTTCGGATCGTCAGTCCAACCCTCTCCTGTCCACTTCTGCTTGTTCTTAAACTGGTGGTAGGCCCAGAAGTTAGCCGGGTTAGAGTCCATATTCCCCTGTCTAAACGGAACGTCAGTCCTTCTGAGACGTGAATTGAGCACCTCAAACACCTCATACTCCACTTCCTCTAGCTGGTCGATGAAATAGGCACCTAGGTTGAGAGATTTGAGCTTCTGTTGGGCCTTTTTAATATCCGCAATACCTCCTGACTGCATCGCATCCAGTCCAAATAAGATAATCTGGGAACCATTCTGGAAGTTTATTAACCCATCCTTCACCCTGTGTTCATACCAACTAGGGGGCATGAGGTCAAACAGCTCGGGGAGAACTGCCCTATCGATGTCACTGAGCGTCTTACGTCCGAGGAGCACCCTATTCCCCGGAAAACACTTAACCAGAAGGATTAACTTTATGTAAAGAGCCAGGGATTTACCTGAACCATACCCTCCTGAGTTAAGACAGAAGTCAGAATGGAAGTCAGATATGAAGTCACTCTGGACCGGTTTATACCTGTCAGCCAATTCCTCCAATGTAGTGTGTTTACCGAGTATCTCAAACTCCTCATCCCATCCACTTTTCCGCGCAGTAGTAAGCCAGTCTTCCTTTGTATAGTTAAACTTATACTCCTTCCCCTTAAGGTTAATCTCTCCAATCTTCTTTCCTGCAAGAAGTTGGTCTCCTAGTTGTTGATAGACAGTCTTATCGCTCATTTAAAGTAGTTCTAAAACTTTTACAAAGTTTACAAAGAGGGTCACGGTAGAGAAATTGTAACACAAGGTAAACCTTAGTTGACAATCCTTAATTAATGTTGTGAGTTGATTTTTGGAATGTGGGATGGAGCTATATGTATTTATCTCACACGGTAAAGCACTCGGATACCTCCCCCCCGTATTGCAATACATACATTATATGGCCATACAGAGCCGTATATCACATATACCGTATAGTGTGTATAGTGTATTTTATGTGACTCTGAGTGATGTGTGTGTGGTGGAGTTTAGTATTCCGTAGTGTTCCCACACTCTGAGTGTTGTATCCATTACATCCATGTTATTCAGGCACAACAAGGAGCACCGTGGACGACTGCTATTCGTAAGGCCTGTTATATACGTACCATTGCGGCGATGTGTAGCCGTTTGTCCCTTACTCACTGGCGGGTGACGATGGGATGCTGGTGCTCATAGCATGCACGTATTTTATACAAGAAGTATACCACAAGGTAATCAAAAAACGGGCCGGCCCGAGTTATACACATTGTGTCCTTGACAGTGTATACAGGGGGTATATAGTAGGAGTGTAGGCAGTTAGAAAATAATCAAAAAACTATGAGTAGAATATCTATACATGACTACGAGAACAACCGCATCATCGTGTCGGATGTTCCCATGTGGTTACAGGCCGCATGTGATGAAGAAGGATGCGGGGATA